GTCGTAAGATATGGGTTCGCAGTGAACACGCTGCCCTCAATTCGCTCCTTCAAGGGGCTGGGGCGATTGTGATGAAGAAAGCTTTAGTATTATTCTATGATAAGTCTAAGGCTAACAAGTGGCCTGTGAAGCTGGTAGCCAATGTCCATGATGAATTTCAACTGGAGGTTCCTAAGATGTATGCTACAATCGTGGGTGAGGCTGCAAAGCAAAGTATCGTTGAAGCTGGGTTGCATTTCAAGCTTCGTTGTCCACTAGACGGGGAGTACAAGATTGGTAACAACTGGCGTGAAACACATTGATAAGAATCAAATACTGTTTAATGTTGAAGGTGAAACTTTCAGGATTAAGATAGGAGAGGATCTAGATCTTGAAGAGGTATACACTGTGCTATTATCTGCACTTGTGTACTTGGAAGATCTGGCATCGGGTAATACAGCTCACCCGTCACAAGAGCTGCATTAAGTTTACGAGAGTAAACGTAGAAACTAAAGGAAAATGAAATGAGTATTGATAGCATGAAACCCGTTAAAGTTGCTGGTGAAATCTTCTGGAGCAACTGGATGAATAACTTTAACACTAAGTTTAATGAAGACAACAAGAAGTACGAATGTACCATTGGTAACTTGAGTGATGCAGCCTGTGAGAAGCTTAAAGAGCTGGGCATCAACATCAAGAACAAAGAGAGCATGGGTAACTACATTGTTGCTAAGTCAACTTACTTGTTCGCTCCTGTGGACGAAGAAGGCAATCCTGTAGACATTGCCTTGATGGGTAATGGTACTAAGTGTCACGCAGTTATCTCTTCATACCGTCACAAGATGTCAGCTAAGTTTGGTGCTGCTCCTTCGATTAAGAAGTTGGTAGTGACTGAGCTGAAGGTGTACGTCCCTGAAGGTGAAGAGCAAGAAACTGCTGATGATGTCCTCTGACAAGCCAACTGAGGCTATTGTAGATGCTGACTTTTTAGTTTATAAAGTTGGCTTCTCATGTGAGGATGAAGAGGAACGGTGGGCACTAAATCGACTCACAGAGTGGTTTACCGACATCATCTATATGCGTCTGAAGTGTGATGACTACAGAGCTTGGATTACAGGTAAGACTAACTTTAGATTCGAGGTAGCTACCACTGTTCCTTACAAAGGTAATCGCAAGGATGCTCCCAAGCCTAAGCACTATGAGGCTCTTCGCAAACATCTAATGAAGCTCGGTGCTAAGATGTCTGATAACGAAGAGGCTGATGACTCTGTAGGCATAGCGTCCACTGAAGGTAACTACTGGATCGTCCACGTTGACAAGGATCTAGATCAGTTACCGGGGTGGCACTATAATCCTGTAAAGGATGAGGAGTATTATGTTACTGAGTTTGAAGGCTTGTACAGTTTCTATAAACAGATACTGACAGGTGACAGAGTTGATAACATTGAAGGTATACGAGGTATTGGCCCTGTAAAGGCTGATAAGATCTTGAAAGACTGTACAACTGAAAGGGAACTATATGAAGCTTGTATCAAAGCTTATGACGGCAATACTGACAGGGTCTTGGAGAATGGTCGGTTATTGTGGCTAAGAAGGGAACCAAACCAGATGTGGCAACCACCTTTGAACTCGCAGGATCTAAGTGGTACGTCAACTACGTAATGCACATGGAGGACTTCGGTAAGTGTGATCCTGAGAAGCAAATTATCAGTATTCGCATGGACATGAACAAGCAGACTACTGAGCAAACCTTCTACCATGAGTTAGTTCATGCCATTATGTTCACAATGGGTAAGCTAAACCACGATGAAGAGTTTGTAGATACCTTTGGAGCATTCCTCCATCAGTATCACGTTACGAAGGAGTCACATGAAATCTAAACGTAAGAAACCTCTATCTGTACGTCAAGTAGCTTTGAAGCATGGATTTAGGTCAGGCTTAGAAGACAAGATAGCTGATAACCTAGTAGCCTTAGGTGTTCCATTTGAGTATGAGAAGCTAGTGATTGCATATACGCAGCCTGAGAAGAAACGTACATACACTCCTGACTTCCTGTTACTTAAGAATGGTATTATCATTGAGAGCAAAGGTAGGTTCGTAACTGCTGATAGACAGAAACACTTGATGGTGAAGGAACAACACCCTGAACTTGATATTAGATTTGTCTTCAGTAACTCTAAGTCTAAGCTTTCAAAGGTAAGCCAAACTACATACGGTGATTGGTGCAACAAGCATGGATTCCAGTATGCCGATAAAGATATTCCAATGTCATGGTTAAACGAACAGAAGGGTAAATGATTATGTTAGCTAATCTTATTGAAGCTTTAGAGAAGTCTAAAGAACTTCGCAGTGTATGGGAAGACTTCACAGATGTTATTCTTGTGGAGAAACTTAAAGAAACCTACTTGAATACTATCAATGGTGGTTGGAGTTCTCATCCTGAGGACATTGCTGAGAACAAGAAAGTCAATGCAGCCATTGGTATTGTCTTAGGTTACTTCATGTACACTGGTGATGCTCAGGAGTTCTTGAAGGAGGCTGAAAATGAACGTGAATCTGATTAAAGAGCATGAGAACGGTGATGCTACATACCAGTTTGACTTGACTCCTGAGGAAGCTCAAGCACTCCTAAGCTTTGGTATCCTAGAGGCCATCAAAGCTGGCTTACGTGAAGGTGAGAGACTAACAATCAGAGGAGAGGACATCGATGAAGATTCTAGTAATCCCGGACTGTCAGATTAAAGAGGGTGTACCTTTGGAGCACTTGACATGGGCTGGTAAAGCTATTGTCGATTACAAACCTGATGTAGTGGTTAACATAGGTGACTTTGCAGATATGCCAAGCCTTAGTAGCCACGACATCAAAGGGAGTAAGTACTTTGAAGGTCTACGCTACAAGAAGGACGTTGAAGCTGCTAAGGAGGCCATGAAGTTGTTACTGGCTCCTTTGAAGGAAGCTCAGAAGGCTCAGAAGGAATCTAAACACAAGGTGTACAAGCCTCGTATGGTGATGACTCTAGGCAACCATGAGAATAGAATTGACAGGGCTGTTAACAATAATCCTACACTGGAAGGCTTAATATCTACAAAGGATCTTGAGTATGAGAAAGACTGGGAAGTACATGGCTTTCTACATCCTGTGTTTATCAATGGTGTTGGCTTTAACCATTACTGGCCTGTGGGTGCGATGGGTAGACCCGCTGGAGCTGCTAGTGCTATCATTAATAAGCTTCATATGTCTTGTGTTGCAGGACATCAACAAGGGAAACAGATCGCCTATGGTAAGCGTGCTGATGGTAAGCCTATTTGTGCTATCATCGTTGGCTCTTACTATCTACACGATGAGAGTTATATGGATCAACTAAGTAACCGCCATTGGCGTGGCTTACTAATGATGAATGAAGTACAGGACGGACACTTCGATGAGATGTTCTTAAGCGTTGAATATTTAGGGAGGAAATATGGACGAGCTTGATAAGAAATGTAAAACCTGCTTTTATAGTAATCTTGATAAAGGTATTCACCCATGTAACCACTGCTTTCAGTTTGATAGGTGGGTTCCTCGCAATATGTACATTAGAGAAGCAGCAAAGCCTCTTAGTGAAGCAGTTAAAGAATGGGTAGACTCAGACCACAGTGAATGGGCTACTGATAATATTCATAAACCTAAGCACTACACAGAACATCCCTCAGGTATTGAATGTATCCAAGTTACAGAACACATGGGCTTTAATTTGGGCAATGCAATCAAGTACATCTGGCGTTGTGACCTTAAGCAAGATGCCATTGAAGACCTGAAGAAGGCTAAGTGGTACATTGACAGAGAGATTGATAAGCGTGTTAAACATAACATTTGAAGAACTGAAAGAGGCTCTCAAGCGTTTGGATGAGGTCACACTTGTGGAACTGCTAGGAATCCAGAGTGATGATCTTGTCGAAAGATTTGATGATGTGATTGAGAAGAAACAAGAATATTTAATAAAGGAACTAGACTAATGACAACAACTATGACACCATACCAAGAATACATTGGCAAGAGCCGCTACTCTCGCTACTTGGATGATAAAGGCCGGAGAGAGCACTGGCCTGAGACTGTGAACCGCTACTTTGACTTCATGACCAAGCACTTGCAAGACAAGCATAACTACTCACTAAGTGCTGAAATGCGTAACGAGTTGCAGAATGCTGTGACTAACTTAGAAGTGATGCCATCAATGCGTAGCATCATGACAGCTGGTGATGCCTTAGAGAGACAGAACATAGCTGGCTATAACTGTTCATACCTGCCCATTGATGACCCTAAAGCCTTCGATGAGGCCATGTATATTCTGTTATGCGGAACTGGTGTAGGCTTTAGTGTGGAGCAAAAGTATGTATCTAAGTTACCTGAGATTCCAGTTGAGTTGTACAATAGTGGCACTGTCATTAATGTTAAGGACTCCAAAGAGGGATGGGCTAAAGCCTTAC